GCTGGAGCGGTACCGGGATTGGCAGTCGTCTAAGGGCTACAAGGGTGCCTACATGTTCCCGGCTCGCAACCGCGGGCCGATCAGCGATAGCCAGGCCTGTGCAGTATTCGCCCGCTTGGGCAAAGGCGAATGGACCAGCCATGACCTGCGCAAGGTGGCCCGCACCGGCTGGACCGACCTCGGCGTCGACTTCCTCATCGGGGAGATGCTGGTGAACCACACAATGACCCGGAACGTGCAGACCTACATCCATACGTCGGCTGAGCTGCTGAAGCGTGAGGCGTTGAGCAAGTGGCATGAGTGGTTAGATGGGAAGGGCTTCAATCTGATTCACCGCTCGACCATGGCTAGAAACGTAAATTCGCAGAATGCCGCCGAAGCCATACCAGACGCGGCCTCTAGCCAATTCACGAATCCATAAAAGGCGAGGTTTAAAAATGATGATTTTGCTTCAAAAGCACAACGGCCTCGCTGTGAATCCCGCCGAAGTTAGCTCGATGACAACGCGTCGATCCAACGGGTACATGCTGCTTGAGGTAAAGATGCGCAACGGCTCGCTGCACTTGGTCAGGCATTGCCCTGAGTGCTTCGATGGAGACGACATCTATGCGCTGCACAAGCAACTGCTGGAGGCCCGATGAAGAAGAGCCACGGCCCAGCCTTTCGCAAGGTAATGAAGCCGCTCCGGGCCTGCTACGACTGTCGCGGTCGCGGCCTTGTGATGGGCATGTTTTACGAGCGCGAGTGCGCCACCTGTAATGCATCGGGCTGGGTTTGCGCCGAAACAGGGGAGGCGCTGCCGCTGGCTGACCTGGTGCTGCAACTTGGCATGAAGCTTCGCGCCCTGGAGCGCGAGCTGGCCTTGGCCGATCAGCATTCAGGCCCGCAGCAGCAATACGAACAGAACAACCGCCGCGGTGCCGGCGGATCGAATTACACAGGGGATTGAGCGATGGGCATCTATAAAGACGTGATGGGCACCCTGGTACGTGTACTGGCCGCCGACAACATCGATAACAGCACCAAGCAGAGCTGGCAGAAGCTGATTGATGCTGACCTGCGCCAAGGTGGCAATGGCAGCTCGATCTCTGTTCGCGACAAGTTCGATTACGACTGCTGCCTATATGCGCTGCTGCATCGTGAGCTGGCCCCGGCTCAATGGGACGTGCTGGTTGCGAAGTACTCCACCCACAAGGCGAACAAGGTGGCCTCGATTGGTCGTCTCGCGAGCCGCATCACATCACCGGCGCCGCAACTCTTCCTTTATAAGGCGCTGACTGCGTGGGCAATCCCACAGCTCAAGGGTGTCCAGACTGGCAAGCGCTCCACAGACATGATCGTGTTGCCCGCTGAGTTCTATGACATGAACACATGGGACCCGGCAGCCTCTCCGGAGCGGACTCGTCGAGGCTGGAGGGCTGGGATCCATAAGCGCCTTGAGTCGCTGGAAGAGGCGGCAGTGATTCACGCCACCGAGCTTTTCGACCTGGAACAGATATTCCTTGACGCAGCTTGACGAGTTGGCCGATTGGCCGTAAATTCACCCCATCATGTCGATCTTGCGCGTTATGAGAGACGACCCAAAGAGCCCAGCCACCGAGCTGGGCTTTTTTGTTCCTGCGATTTGTTGTTGACCATAGCCAGGGTGGACCTTCGGGTGGGCCTGGACACCGATCAGCCGGTAGTGCGGTGTTACGAGAAAACACCGGCAGCCAGCGTGCCCTTGCTCCATCGACGGGGTAGCGCTGGTGGGCAGCGTGGGAAGACACGCACTAATTAAGCTTGGACCCACTCTACGTTTGTGAGTCCGAGACGCTCTGCCTGAGGCTTACTCATCTTTGGGACCGGGTCTGTTCGGTACTTGGGAATCTGGCCAATGCCAGCATCCAGCGTCGCCCAATGCCACGCTTCCGCATTGCTCATGGTGGCCGCGCGGACGTAGAAAGATTTGTAAGTGCCGTGTAGTAGGTAATCGATACGGTAGTGATGTTCCAGTGGCATGACGGGTTCTCGTTAAGACCATGTGATCAGATGGATAAAAAGTCTCACAAGAAAATTCATAGATTTTTTCAATGCTTTTAATAAATTCTAGCCTCGGCATTTGCCGGGGCTTTTTTGCTTTCTGGAGTGACGGATGGACCCTACTGACCTCGGACCAGGCACAGCTACCTGGCTGGGCGGTACTGGCACCGTATTGCTTGCGGGCTTCTTGTGGCTGCGCAAGTTTCTCTCGCGGGATGCAGCAGATCGGGCGATGGATAACGCCGATATCGGCACTGTCCGCCGGCTGAACGAATTGTTGGACTCGGAGCGCCAAGCGCGCAGAGAGGCCGAAGCACGTGCCGATCAGTTCGCCAAAGAACGTAACGAGCTCGCCGCAGCAGTTGGCCGGATGGAAGGGAAGATTGAAGCCCTGACCAGCCAAGTCGCCCAGCTAACACAGCGCGTCACCCAGCAAAGCGACGAGATCACTCGGCTTCGCACCAAGTTGGGAGGAATCAACTGATGGACAAATGCGCAATCAACTTCATCGCACGTCATTGGTGGCGTCGGGTAGAGGTTTGGCTGATCGCTATTCTGCTGCTATCGGGTGGTGCCATGCTCGGCTTTCAGGCGGCGCAATGGTCGCTCGCCGGTTGGTATAGCGCTCAGGTCTCAGAGGTACGTCGAGGCTATGACGAAGCCACAAAGCAGCGTGATCTCCGACTCACCAAGTTGGCGGACAAGACCACTGATGCTGCGTCGAAGGTTGAGGCAGCGTCAGCGAGTGCTGTTCATGCCGCTGACACTGCGAGCAAGGCGGCCGATAAAGTCAACGAAGCAGTGGAGCGGCAGAGCCCATGACTGCCGCGTTCAAACTGGTTCCCGTCTGGGTATGGGCTGCACTCGGTCTGCTGACATCTATTGGTTATCTGGCTGTACGTCTGGATAACGTGAAGGCTGATCGTGCTGCCGTGACGCTGGAGCGTGACACCGCCCAGGCCAAGGCCGCGTCCCTGGCAGACACACTGCGCCTACAGCGCCAAATCACCCAAGACATTGATCAGGTAGCCGACGATGCGAAAGCCCAAGCCGACAACGTTACGGCTGCTGTCGTTATTGCTGATGGCCGCGCTGACAGCTTGCAGCAGCAAGTCACCAAGCTCCTTGCCACCCGAAAGACCTGTGCCACCCCGGCTGCCGATGGAAGCAAGACAAGCCCCGACCTTGCCACAGTGCTTGCCGACCTGCGTCGAAGCGCTGACGAAAGAGCGGGAAGCCTGGCTGAAGCGCTTGACCGCAGTCGATTAGCAGGACTGGCCTGCGAGGCAGCCTACTCAGCTGCACAGAGCAGATGAGGAAATCATGGTTGGTCACAGCGCCAGGCTATCCACCATTCCCAATGATCATGCAAGAAGATCATGACCACGCTGGAGCACTGGCATTCGCCCAGGGCATCTGGCCGTTTTGCGTACTGGAGTGAGTAATGCCAATCAACACAGCGGCTGGAACGCGTCTCCACCTCAAGCCCGAACACACCATGCCGCCCACAAAGCCATCAGCGCCGGAGCCCGAAATGTCCAAGACCACCGTGATCGAAGTTGTAGTGATCGGCGCTGTGGGATCCGGTAAGTCGCATGTGCTGGACATTCTGGCGAAGGCCTTGCGCTGTGAATACGGCACGCACGCGCAGATCACATCGCACGAACTGTCGCTCGAAAAGGGTCTGGGCCATGAGCTGCTGAGGCCGTGCATTACTCACACCATCTTCAATCTGCGCGAGCAAGGCTCATCCAGATCCAGCACCAGTGGCGAAATGAAGATCAGCGTCGATACCTCGGAGCTGGTGTCGATCCTTGAGAAGGCTGAAGCAATTCAGGGGCAGGTAGTGAGCTGCGCGCTTGATCCGCTGGAGCAGGCCATCCAATGCACGGCTCAAGTGATGCGCGATGAGCAGTCGGCCATGGCCGAGATCAGCCAGACACTGAACGGTGATATCCCATCCAGCTTGGTCTATAAGCGCATGGGCTCCCACCTTGATGAGCTGCTTGCTGCTCAGTTGAAGCGGGTGACTGCTGATGAAACCGTCTGAAAAGTCTCGCCTCAGTTATCTGTTGTCGGCTCGGCCTTTGCTCATCAAGCAGGACGGTATTCATGTCTGCTTGCACGACGCATTCAGTGGTGAGGTCTTGGGCGGGCAGATGCGTGTGTCATTGCATCAAGAACCTGACTCACTCGCCGTGCTGCGGGTTGAGTTCCACATCGATGGTGAGATGGTCAGGCTAGTCGGCAACTGACGCGCACGCTTGGAGATTGAGTCATGGGTAGGTTGACC